GCAGCGTCAAGCAATGCGCCTGTGGGGAATACATAGGCTCCAGCGTCTGTGCCGCCTGAGTCCATGGTACACACACCAGCAGCCAAATTGTCTGCTGTGATGGTGACAGCCGCGCCAGTCAATGCAACGGGTGCGCTGGTGTTGGAAAAACTGATTTCGCCAAGATTGCCGTCACCAACTTGGTAACCGCCTGCGCCGTTTGGGAGTGCCATGATAATTTCCTTTTAAAGTGGTTTGAAAGCAGGGGCCGAAGCCCCCGGTTCGATTTAGCCGAAGATGCGGCAAGCCATTTGTGGACGAATGGTGTTGAAGCCATACAACACGTCAACACGGCAAGGCATACGGTCGTTGTTGATGTCGTACTGACGAACAACACGCAGGCTGATACCGTTGTGAACGGCACGGCTTGCCATGTCAACGCCTTGTGGCAGCAACAGGTCAGCAGTGGCGAACGCGATGGCATCCTTGTGGTACACCAAGTTCTGGGGGAACGAACCACTAGCGGCACCAACGAAGATCACAGCCTTGCCAGTCAAAGGCAAACTGACCATCGTGCACAGGGCGTTACTGGCCGAGTACATTGGGGCAACAGTCACAGTAGCTGTGGTAGTGCTGGTGGAGGACGAGATCGCCACGAACTGGAACAACGAACCTGTGGACTCACGAGTCTGTGGATTGGCTGCAAAGCAGTCAGCGATTGTGAACACGTCACCGGGGTTGATGGTTTCACCAGAACCGACAGTCAATGTCAGAGTGGTTGCGCCTTCAGCAGTCACGCTGGCACCAGTGGTGTTGCCAGTAGCAGCACGGGTGCCGCAAGTGTGGACCTTGATCGACTGGCTCATGTTGACTTCTTCGTAGCCCAACACTTGCTCACCCATCATGCCGTTCTTGAACTGGCGCGAGATGACATCTGTGGGGTTGAAGAAACCAGACAGGCCGTTCACCAAAGCAGCGTTAGCGGCAGGGTTCACGGTAGCGTAGCGAGGCGACATGGTGGCGGCGTTCTCGTTCAGCTTCTGCTGGGCTTGCAACAGCACCAGGGCGGTCGATGGGGCATTGCCGGGGGAGCCGACAGAGTTACCGACCAGCTTGTATGCGTTGGCAACGTCAGCGTCCACGGTAGAGGCCAACTGGCTGATACGTGGCTTCAAGACACGCTCTGCGAAGTCGTCCATCTGCATGGTCAATTCAGCGGATGTGAAGTTGATGCCGATGTGCTTTTGGCTGGAAACAGTCAAAGTGGTGAACTGTTCGTTGTCGTCCTGAACTTGCAGGGCGGCACCGTCAGTGACCAAAGCACGGTCGGGCAAACGGATACGCAGTGTGGAACCGATCTTGGCACCTGAGACAGCGAAGCTGTCGTCGTACTGACGGTTCACGTTGCGGGTGATCACAAGGTTGTTTTCCAAGATTTCCAAACTTTTTCTTGTGATCATGTCGATCGTCAGAATACTGTTAGACATTTTAATTTCCTTTAAATGATGATGAAATTAGCGGTTGCGGGTTGCCCGTGCTTTGTCGATTTGTCTTTGGCGCTCGGCAGCAATCCAGTCCGATACATTCAGTGTCTTGGTAGACCGAGGATCGGTGGTGTCAGTGACACCTGGATTGGTTGCTCGTGCGGTTACCGGACGAATCGGGTCAGGCGCGGACGATGTTTTCTTTTGGAAAGGCTCGGCAGTTAATTTAGCCTCAACTTTTCCAATCTCACGCGCTTGCAACAGTGGCGACAAGCGAGAAATGCGTTCAGCTTCCTTGGGGTTGCTGCCCAGCCAATAGGCCAGATCAGGTCCAAGGTCAGACGCTTTGATGGTTTCGGCCATCGCATCGGTGACTCGAAGATTCGGGTTATACGCAACTTGGTCAAAGTCATCGTATTTAGACCGGGCTTCTTCCTCACGCTCTGCAAAGGTTTCCTCAATCTCAGCGCGTTGATTCTGGATTTCCCGATGTTGGACCAGCTTTTCAGCTTCGGCACGGATGAAATCACCGTATGCCTGTGGGCTGTCAAATTGATCTGCTGCCGGAATATCCGTTGGCATTGCTGGCACGGGTGCCTGCTTTGCCTGCTGCTCACGTTCCCATTTGCGCTGTTCTCTTGCGAGGCGCTTGCCAATCATCGCGTCGATTTCAGCCTGCGAGTACTTCTTTTCCTCTTGGGTGCTACCGTCTTGATTCTCAGCTACTACCGGCGCATTTTGTGCATTGTCCGTGGTGGCCGTCACCTCGGGTGCTTGCGCGGAGTCAACTTCCGCTAAGGCTTGGACTTCATCAGTCATTTTTAACTCGTGTGAGTTCCCGGTGAACCTCACCGGTACGGTTGGGTTATCTTACAGCAGATTACTCTGGCTGTGCAACATTGGTTTGCAATGCTTTGTATGCGGCCACAACGTCAGCAGTGTGCATGGCAGCGCAGATGGCTTGCACTTTGGCATCTTCGGCGCTGTAATCATCGCCGGGGGCGACAACATGGCGGTGGAACCTGCTGCTGATTTCAACGCCGTCTTCTTTGATGACGGTTTTGGTACGAACTTGGACCGAATTGTTTTTGAGTGTTTCAATCAGATCAACAAAAGTAATTTTTTCAAAAGACATGATATTTCCTTGGTTTGATGAATTATGGATTGGGGGTAGGATAGTCCGGCACTTGATAAGTACCACTAAATCCAATAATTAAATCTCCACTAGACCAATTGGTGGCAGCGTTTGTGCCAAAAATTGTGGCAGCTATGGAGTTGTCACCTATTTTTAAAAAATGGGGAGTTGCAAGACCATAGTCAACACCATTCAAAGTAAATGTCCCCGCAGGGAAATAAGATGTAATTCCATCCGTTTTTGAATAAAAAGGCAAATTGCCTATAACATAACTTCCCGATGCGCTAGATGTTGACCCAGTTACTTGCACATACACTTCAATATAAACAGTCTGACCTTTTCTAACCCAAGAACCAACAGCCGTAGTTGCTGTGATCGGAGTTGAGCCTTTTAAAATAGTGGGGGTAAACGTACCATCGCCGTCACCATAAGTAATAGAGATGTTGTTTTTCACGCTACCTGATTGAAATGCGCCGCCTGCTGCGGTAACGTAATCATTGATACTAACAACATTTGAACCCGCTTGGGTGTCCAAATACACATAGGTAAAAAGTTGATTACCAATAAAAGTCAAGGACTTTTGTGCATACAAGGCTTTAATAGGCAAATCAACACTATTGCCAATAAAAGTTGTAGGTGTGTATTTGATACCATCTACAAATATGACAAAGAAATATCCGACCTGACCAACATCTACTTCTGCCTGACTATTAGAAATAGTTACCAGCCCGGCATTTGGAGTTAAGGTAATAAGTCCGGTATTTGCAGTTGATCCAAGTTGTCCATAAAACGCCAACGAATCAATTTTTATCCAGTTTGAATAATTTACAAAAACGCCTGGGCCTGTCGTAGAACAAAGACCATTTCGTATTTCTGAATACGCAATGTTGATGCAGTTTAAATAGATGCCAGTGTCGCAAACATCTATGATGAATTTTTCTACAATCCATCCATCAACATTACCCGCTGTTTGGCTAAAGCCACCACCAAATGAAACACCGTATTTGCATTTTTGAATGCTGAAATTTGAGATGTAATTTCTTTGGCTGTTTGCATCAATCTTTGTTGCTTCATTTGTGGCGATGTTTATAGCTCGAAGTTCAGAAGAACTGCCGTAAGTCCAATCACCAAGGAAGCTGATGCTATCCCAAATAACGGCCCAAGTGTTGTAACACTCCACCATGTAAATGGTAGAGGCTGAGTTACCAGCCCATAACAGGGTTGCGCCTTTTTGAGTGGCAGGACTACTTGGATAAAAACTTGCAGTCCCCTCGCCTTGGTATCGAATGTTTGACTTTAAAGTCAGTGTCGATGTAATTTTGTATGTTCGTGCGGGAAAATAAACCTGACCACCACCATTTGCATAGGCTGCATTAATTGCTGCTTGAATAGCCGCAGTGTCATCAGTTGTACCATTTCCAACAGCGCCAAAATCAAGAACATTGAATGGCGCCCCACTCACCATTGAATAAGATACTTTTGTTAAAGACATTGCAATCTTTCTTCAATTGATTAGGTAAGAGCCAGAAATTACCATGTAGCCAACATTCGTATCCATCGTCACTCCAGTTAATCCACTAGCAGTTACTTGTTGCAACAAATCAATGTAAGTGTTGCTTCCCGCGTTAATTGCTACAAGCTCACCAAGATAGGTCAGTGTTTCCGCAATAATTGGATATGCGGCTCGGTAATTTCCATTGGTGATGGCGAATGGCAAACCTTGAATTTGAATGTTGCCTGTGCCTGTATGTGCAGACCAACCAAGAATTGCTGAGAACGTGACCATATTGCCCATTTTGGTATAGAAACCACTTTGAGTACTGTATGTTCCTGTTCCCGCTGTGGTTTTGCCAACAACTATTGGTGTCCAAGTACCTTCCTCATAGTCAGCCAGCAACTCGCTTGTACCTGTGCCCGGTGTGGCAGAAAAGTCAATGCCTTTGCCCGAGGTGCCGATGACGAGGTTGCCGTCAGATAGGGTTTGATTGCCAGTAAACGACTGCGCAGCATCGGTGCGGGCGGCTGTAAAACTAGCGTCAGGAACAGTCATGACACGAGTTGTGCCAGCGCCGGGGCCAGTAACTTGCAAAATACCGCTTGTTGCGTTAGATCGTACATTTTTAACGGTTAGATCATCCACAGCAACTTTTTCAGTTACTCCACCTTGCACAATCGGCAACACCTCAGTCCCCGCAAGCGGGGTTGTTGCTGCTGGGAGTGCTGAAATTTTGGTGTCTGCCATGATTGTTCCTTAAACGTAGTTGACTTCAATTGAAGAATTAAGTGGGGGTGCTTCTGAGAATGTAAGAACAGCGCCAGCAATACTGTACGTGTTTTTCTGCTGGTACACCCCGTTGATGTACACGTTGGTTGAGTTTTCACCTGCGGGTGCGCTTGCCAGCGTAAATGCAACAGTAGAGCCGTTACCAGTAAAGTTGGCAATGATTGCAGTGGCGTTAAAACTGCTGCCCACGTTGTCATACGTGGCAATCAAAACACCTGCGCTGGTTTCAAGCACAAACTTGTACAACCTAATCGCATTCCAAATTTCACCACCGGAAGGCACACGACCACCCGAGTTCAGAATGATTGGGTTGGTGTGGGCGGTGTTGCCAGATGACGAGGTATAGGTAGCCAGCGGTGTCGATGTGCCAGCCTCGTAGGTGTAAATCTTGCCACCGGACAGCGGGTTGCCGTTGTTGTCAAAAAACTGAGCACCAACGCCGCCAAAAATTGAAAGTGATACAGCGGGCATGTGTTACTCCAAAAGGATCAGACCGCCATCCTCTTGCACGAGGTTGTCGCCGTCTTCTGCTAAAAGGTTGCTTTGTGCCTGTTCGCTGCCGCGACCGCCGAACAGCGAAATAATGCCACCCAGCCCAATGCCAACAGCGTTGCGAACAGCAAGGAAGCTCATTTTGTGTTCATGGGTTTGCAGTACACCACGCCAGCAGACGAGATCTGGATGGCACTTACGCGCCATAGACCGCTGGTGCTGATTGCCACTTTGAACGGGATGGGTGTAAATGCGGGGATCGGTGTGCTGGCAGTGGTTGCCACAGCGCCTTCGCCGACTTCAATGTAGCAAGGTTCTGTGGACCAGACCATGACGCCTTCAGGACCAGCGGGCCAGCCAGATGTGTTGGCCGCTGTGCCTGTGAAAGAGGCAGTTTGAGCCGGGAAATTGGCTTTGGTGAGGGGATTGAGAAGTTCCAAAATAGGCTCCTTGTTGGGTGAATTATGCCAAGAACTTGAGCTTGTACAAAGTGCTTAAATACAAGCCGACGATTTCATCAATGATGTTCTGGATCGGGGTGTCGGTTTTGCTCACCACCTCGTACCGCATATCCTCAATGTCTTTGAGGGACTGCTCCAAAAACTCAATGATGTTCGTGGTTTTCTTGGCACTCATCAAGCTGATGGGTCCAATTAGACCATGACGGCCTTGATACGCCTCGGCAAACTTGTCGGCCAAGTCGATCACTTCGTCGTAGAACGTGTTCAGCGCCGAGTGCTTGGAGAAGCTGCGGGTGTTCAGGTGAACCGAGTGGGCCACGTCGCGGGCCAAGAACAGTTCGCCTACAAAATCAGCGCATTTCATTCATCTCTCCTTGAGGTGGCATCATTTCAGGCTGCATCTCTGGCTGCATCTCAGGCATCTGACGCTGCTCATTCATCATGACCATATTGTCGTTGCTCTCCATCGCAGCAGCCACAACGCCCATGGCGATGTCTTGAATTTGCTGCTCACTCATGCCAGCCTGCACGGCGCTGATGCGCTTAGTCTCGGCATCAAATGCTTTGATCTGGTTGGCCTGTTCTTTGATCTCCAAGTCACGGACTTCCATGCTTTGGTTGACGTTTTGCAACATCTGGAACATGTTCTCCATCTCAGCCTGCATGGCCTGCATCTGCTGGTTGGCAGCGGCCAAGGCTGGATCGTCATCATCGGCCAGCACTTTGGGGTCGATGGTTTTCTTGAACCGCTTGGCAAGGTCTTGGGCACCGGGCCAGTCCATGTTCTTGACAAACAGGTCGCCAGCCACTTGCCACAACTGTGGGTTGCCTTGCAGCAACTGGGCCATGCTCTCCAAAGCCTCTTGACGCTTGGTGGCGTAGCCAGGACCGGTAATCACGCGCACATCGTACTTGCCAACGCCGGGGTTGTAGATCTTCTCGATCAACACGCCTTCTTGGTCCACAATCCGCTTGACCGGCTCTTGCTGCCCTGGGTTCATCTTGACGGTCGATGGCTCACCATCTTCGCCAATGATGCGGGCGATGCGCTCGGTGTCGTAAATCTTGGGGATCAGGTCCACGAGTTGACGGCCAATGTGACGGATCGCACGGGCCAAGTTGTCAACGTAGTGGTAGGTGCCGATGTCGCCCTCACGCTGACGCGCAAGAATGGCTTTACCGCTGCGTTCGTTGCTGGTCATCCCCAGCGAGGCGTTGTACTGACCGGTGGCCGACTTGATGTCCTCGGCAGCACCCGCCTTAGCTTGCAGCAGGCCGCTGGAGGCCATCGGAGGCTGTGCCCGCTGGGGTAGTGGCAACACAGCGCCTTGACCGTCTGTAACGTCAGGATTGACCTCAAGGTAAGGCCAGTTGTTCGTGTTGGCAGTCTTCCACTGCTGCTCGTAACCCTCAAACTGACCGCCATACCCGATGAATGGGGCTTTGGGGGCCAGCGCCAGCATCTCAGCTTCCTGCGACACCCAGTAGTTGTACATGCGCTGGGCATCCTTGGCGTTGCGCACCAAGCCCGACACGTACATCTGGCCGTCAACCTCGAACTCGTTGCCGACCACGCGCACCACAGGGATGTAGGAGCCAGCCCAGTCGCGTTCTTCAAGGATGTCGTAGCCGTTGATCTTGCACCACTTGACCTTTTTGCGGTCAGCTTCGCGGGTGCGGATCGGCTTGCCGAACATCTCACGCAGCATCTTGTCCTCGGGCGTACCGCTGAACGCAGTCTGGTTGCCAGGGTACAGGTTGAGCGTGTGCTTTTCGTACTCGATGTAGAAGTACTCGGCGATGCGGATGGTGTTCTCACCAATCCACTGGGCGATGGACTGATCGCCCACGCCAAGGCTCATCAAGGTGCTGATAGGCGCTGCATCGGGGTACAGACGCTCGTACTCTGCTTTGGGAATGTCTTCCGTGATGAAGCACCAGCGGGCATCTGCGCCTGCGGGGTCTTGGATCAAGGGGTCCATGTAGACGCTGAAGCTGTTGCGGATGCGCCCGATCTTGATGTCTTGATCAAACGACTTGTCATCGCAATACTCGGTCAACACCCGAATGTAGCCTTCGCCGTAAGACACTTGGTTCTCGCAGGCGGTGTCGTAGGCCACGTCAGCGTCCGAGATGTACTCGATGTGGCGAATCACGCCGTTGAACACGTCTGCCATGTCCACATCGGCCTTGTCGTCAGCCGGGATCACCTTGATGCCAGGGCGGTTCATGCGCTGCTCGTTCGTCACTTGGTGAACGTGCTGCGGCAGCTTGTTGATGGTCAGGCAGGGGCGGGCATTGATCGTTTGGCCTTGCAAAGAGCCACGGGTCTGAAGCACATCAGCGGGCCACTGCCACTGGTTGTCTGGAGAGCCAGCATAGAACCGCAAATCGTCAAGTTCGTCTTCGCGTGTCTCGGAAAACGCAGTCATTGCTGTGTTCAAACGTGAACGGGCAACGGTCAGAATTTCCTCGGAACCGCCTTTTGACGGGTTCGGTCCGTTTTTTGCCACATTTGCTGCGGCTACGATTCCGGTGGTGTCTTTCATGCGTCAAATACTCCGAGGGTGTGTGATTCCCTCATGACCAGAAGGTTGTCACCCTCGTATTTTAGGTCTTGGCCGATGGAATCACCAAATAGCACTTTGTCGCCGACTTTCACGTCCTTGGCTTCAGGCCCAACGGAGATTACCACACCCGTGCCAGTTTGTTTCTGTCTCAAAAGGATAAACAACTCGTGTTTTTCCATGTCTGGACGCACGATCAGGCAGTCTTGCAGGGCTTGGAGGCTCATTTTTTGGTCTTCATTGTTGGTTTTTTGGCAGCTTCGCGCTTGACAGAGTAAGCAATCGCAACGGCTTGCTTTACGGGTTTACCCGCAGACACTTCGGCCTTGACGTTCTTGCGAAATGCCTCTTTTGAGGGTGACTTGACGAGTGGCATCACTTGGCCTTTTTAGCAGGTTTTGCAGTCTTGGCCGACTCCTTAAAGTCCTTGGCCGAGGGTGCACCGGCAGCGCCGGGTTTGCGCATCTTCTCGCCAGAGCCAGCCGCGATACGCTCGCGCTTGGCGTTGATGTTACTGTAAAGACCGGGTTTTGTAGCCATGATCAGCACTTCCATCTTTTGAGTGATGCCTTGGCCCGTTCTGCTGGACCTTTGGCGTTTTTGACAACCCCTTCCATGCGGGCACAGAACGAATCTTTACGGCCCTGGTCGGCCTTTGTCTTGGGGCTGGGCGCTGGCGCTTTGAGGTTGCTGCCAGTGGCTGCGTTGTACTTCTCGCGGCCCTTGGCTGTCAAGCCCGCGCCCTTGGATGCAGGCAGCTTCTCGCCACGACCGACACTGAGAGACACGTTTTTCTTGGTAGCCATCACGAACCCATCCATGAAGTTGTGGCGACACCGTTTTGAGCGTTGCGCCGGGTATTTGTTCGCTCATTGTACTCCCGATGTGCCACAGGGTACGCAAAGGTTACGGCAATGGCGTCAGCCGCATCGGGTGATGCAACTCCACGCGCTTTCATCTCCTTCTTGCCTTCCAAAAAGATGGTGCCAGCCGAGTTGGGCTTCTTCATCGGGCCGATCAGGTCGGACTTGAGCATCCTGTCCTGCGGGATGCTGGCGGTCTTGAGCCAGTCGCGCATCGCACCCCAAATCTCAGCCCGCTTGTTGCCCCACATGGTTGGGTTCTTGGCCTTCCAGCCGAAGTTGACCCCACGCACTTTGTACTTCTGCTCGGTCAATCTGTCAAGGATGCCGTAGCCCAGACCACCCTCGTCAATCACGGTCAACGCTGGCCGGTACTCCTCGATGGCGTCGATGACGTGGCCCACCACGCTCATGGTGTCCTCGCCCTTGAACCGCTTGATCGCCACGATGTCCCGCCCTTGGCGCACGGCGATCACGGTGCTGTCCATGCCGCCCCGGGCCGGGTCAACGCCGATGATGATGGGCGCGGTCATGTCTTTGTACAGGGGCCGCTTGATGGCATCGTCCACGATGTGTGGCGTGATGAACTGGTCTTGGCCCGACTTGGGGAAGTCCCCGTACACCTCGACACGCGCCTCGTCCGAGTCCTCACCGTACTCGTTGATGATCTGTTGGTAGATGGTCTTGTCGGTGCCCTCGACTGTGCGGGCGTCGATCTTCTCGCTCTCCCAGAACTCCCGCTTGCTGCCGTCCACGGCCTCGTAGAAGTACCCGGTGTTGCGCCGACCGTTGCTGAACGCCAGCCAGTACCGGTCCAAGATGTTCTCTGTAAAGAAGCCCGCAGCCACGGACCAGATACTGTCTGGGATACCTGACGCCTCGTCAAAGATCACCATCATGCCGTCCATGTTGTGCACACCGGCATAGGCGTCTGGGTTCTCCTCGCTCCACAGCTTACCCTCGGCACCCCAGTACCGGGTGCCTTTACGCAGGTCACGCTCGACCAGATCAGTCAACCAGTTGGCCGGGTTCAGGCTCGTGGCCGTAGGTTCCCACCAGTGGGCGTTGAGCGCCATCGTGACCCATTTGGTCAACTCACCCCATGTGACCTTACGCAACTGGTTCTCGCTGTTGGCCGACACGATGACAGACGAGCCGATCCGAGTGGTCAGCATCCACAAGATCAACCACGACACCAGTGCTGACTTGCCCACGCCTCGCCCAGAACTTACGGCCCTGCGCATCGCGTCGATCAACTCGTCGTTGCTCATCTTCCCCCGGTTCTCTTTGATGAAGTCCCGTATCCTGCGCAGCGCCCTACGCTGCCATGTGCGAGGGGCTTTAAAGTGTTCGAGTGGGGTGTTCTTCTGCCCCCAGGGGAACAGGAACAAGACAAACGCTTCAGGGTCATCCTTCAGAGCAGGACTCCAAAGCTGACTCATCAGGGTCTGCTCATCTTCTGGGCTGTACCGGGGCTTCTGCATCAGTCGTTCTCCAGTCTTGGTGTCACGTCGATCACCTCACCCTCGATCACCCGCATCTGAGCCTGCGCCAGCGCCTCAGTGATAGAGATGGTGCCACCGAGTTCAACCTGCTTGATCTCGCCGTAGCGTTTCTTGTTGTGTGCGCTCATGAGCCACTTGCGCGTGTCGATGCGCAGCTTGTCCCTGTTCACCGTATCGTTCGATGTGGGGTCCACCGCTTCAACGCCATCGGCAATTTCTAGGATCTCGCCAGCCAAGAACTCAGTGCGCATCTCCTGCGCTTCCTTGAACCGTTCATGGCGGGTGGGTTCACGCTTGACCCAGCGCAGGAAGTCCTCATACGAGATGGCCCTGTGGTCATCCTCAATCAGCGATTGCAGGGACCGGCCACGGTAGATGTCCTCCACGACCCTCTCGAATATTTGCTCATATTCGACATGCAGCAACGCCCTTGCCTCCTTCGAGGTTCTGAGGGGTTCTGGGTCAGGCACGGACAGCCAGTTGGGCAGTTGATTTTCACTGGCGACAGCCGTGCCTACAAACGAGGTGTTCTCTTGTTTCATAGTGGCACAGATGCTATCACGGGTGGTGGAGATGTGCAACGTGGGGGCTGTGTACCCACTGGGTTTCTGATTTTTTAAAAAATTTATAGAGGATTCGTGATGCCTACGTAGCCGTGACCACTGGGCGCTCGGCCCTACCCCCTCCCCCTGATTCAAATGCACCCATGCACCCAGTGGGTCTGCACCATGACGCACCCGCACCCAATGGGAACGGCTACCCAATGGGGCAAACAACCCAGTGGGTCAGGGGTTCAGGGGTCAACCCAGCGGGTCATTGGGGCAAACCCAATGGGTCAGGGGTCATGACCCAATGGGTCAGGGAATAACCCGAGTCCTTGACCCAATGGGGCAAAACAAGACGATTTGGGGGCATTGGTGACAGATTCACCTTTCGCGCAGGCAAGGCGAAAATTAGAGTACTTTCTAAATTGCACAAGGATTAAGCAAACTACAAAACGAACCCCCAGCGACAAAAGGGCACTTTGTCACCAGTGCTCAAAGTACATACCCAATGGGTTAGGGAAAGCACCTAGAAGATATTTTCGTGTAGGCTATTGACACAAGAACCCAATGGGTTAGAATTGAGCACATCAACAACCCGTAACCTGTAACTGGAGATCATCATGACAAAGCAAGAGCAAAAGCAAATCGACCGTGCAACAGTTCAAGGACGTGGAGCATTGCTCCGCACACTGGCAATCATCCATCGTGCAGGCAGCAGCCGCACACAAAAGGATGTCGAGCTTCAAATTGAGGCAGGCAATGCTTGGGATGAGTTCACAATGGTCAATGGTGCATTGCTGCACAACAGCGAAGTCTAAAACCCAGTGGGGCGAGAGCCCCACACCCTGTAACCCGTAACTGGAGATCAAAATGCAAACTGAACAATTCGCCATCATCGTGTGGCACAACGATGACGTGAACGGCACACACCAGCGAGTGCTTACCCGTGGTCACACTGCTGACCGTGTGATGCTCGATTTCGCTAAATACTTGCAGCGCCCCGCGCACTGCCGTAGCTTCACCAGCAAAAACAAAGTGCAGCTTCATGGGCCTGATGGCTTGATTTGCGACTTGCCATCACTGGAGGGTTGATCATGAAGTGTAAGCACCAGTGGAAACGTGTTAATTGGCTGTTTCGTGTCAATGATCCTGGCAGATGTTATGAATGTATCAACTGCGGATTAAGAATCGAAACATTCAATGCACCGCATGAAGAAATCGAGAAACAACTAAAGGAACAAACCCAATGACCCGCGAAACCCTCAAAGATGCAACCCTCGCTGTCGTCATCGGCTTGGCATTGTGCGCCCTTGTGCTGCATGGCCTTGATGCTTTGTTTCTGTAACCCGTAATTGGAGATAACTCATGTACGAAACTATTCACACTTCAACAGCCGCCGGATTTGACATTGTTTTCAGCGTAACCACTGAGCACGTTGAACCCGATTGGGATTTTGAAGATGAAGCCGACAAACAGGACACACTCGACCGAATCGAACGCGGTGACCTTGTTTATTTCATTGCCCGTGTCCAAGCCTTCAAAAATGGCATTGAATTGGGCACTGACTATCTTGGCGGCTGTTGCTATGACTCATATATGCAATTTGTAGAGGCATCAGACTATTACGCTGATATGGTGGAGAACGCCATAAGCGAAGCCCGCGCAAACATCGCCAAATTGTGCGAAGCCTGATAACCCAGCCTAAAGCCCGTCCAGGGCTTTGGGGTGAGCATCTCGCTACCGTGTAACCCGTAACCAACTGTAAGGATCAATCATCATGAACGCAATTCAAACCCGCTACTTCGGCCCATCAAACATACGTGGAGCGCGTATCAAGGCCACCTGCGAAACCGGATCAATAACCATCGGCTACCCTCACGAATTGTCGGGCATGGCTTGTCATGCTTTGGCCGCGAAGGCTTTGGTCAAAAAGTTAGGCTGGACAGATTCGCACTATGGCGAGTTGCTTGGGGGTCAACTCAAAAACAACGATTACGTGTTTGTCTTCAACAATGACGCATCGAAAACCTAAGGGGTACACCATGAAAACCGATTTCAAAGTCTACCCTCGCAAAATTCACGTTTACTGCAAAGGGGCACCCAAGACAGCCCCGCATTTGTCGCAGTTTTACGCGTGGTCAACGAACGCCTATAAAACGTGCCGCGATGCCGTGGCTGCTGCAAAGGCGCTGCATCCTTCCCAAGATTTCACCGCATCATTTGCAAAGGATTGAACCATGATTGATTTATCCAAACTCGACCCCTCGGAAGCCGAACGCATCGCCCATGCCGAGGGCTTCACAGGGGTAGCTGCCCTGTATTCCCGTCTGTCCGATGCTGAGCACTTAGCCAGTGTTCAAGCTGACCAACTCGAAAACATGAGGGACACGCTTTATCAGTGCCTCCCGTTCTTTGAAGACTGGAAGGACGAAGACGGGGTTTATAAGCCCAAAACCATGCAATTCATGATTCGCATAATCCGCAAGTCACTTGGGGAGAAGCCCGATTGATCACAGCACTCCTGATCGCCGTGGGGGTGGCCGTGGCTATCCCCCTACTTGAACGCTTTTTCGACCTGTAACCCTTAACCCACCAGCCCCTGACACCCCGTCAGGGGCTTTTTTTGACCCAACCCATAGGACACCCCTAACCATGACACAAACCGCCCCCAAACAACCCAAAACCCCCATCCCCGGCACTGTCGCAGCACTCGCCCGAGACACTGCCCAACGGCTCGGGCTTGATGAACCCCGTGCCGCTGAGTATTTCGGTGTGCCCGTCTACACTTGGCGCAAATGGTCAACGGGTGAACGTGAACCAGGGGCAGCGGTGGCCCGTTTGCTTGAAGTCTTGGGCATGATCGAAGCCCTAGCCCCCGACCTCCATCATTCGTTTCTGCCCCGTTTGACCGTTCGGCCTACTCGGGGTAGACGTGCTACCCCCTCCCCCGCCCATAATTCGGTCATGTCAGAAAATCCCGTTTGAAGGAGTCAACCATCAAAACAAAAAAGCCCGGTCAATCCGGGCCTTTGTCATTCGTCCATGTCCGGGGTGTACCCCTTGACCAGTTTTCGCTCGTACCCCTTGGCCGTGGCGTGGCGGTAGATGTAATCAGCGTGGCGCTGCTTGGCCTTGATGACCGTCTGCCGGTAGTCCTTGAACATCTCAGGCAGCGTAGGGTTGATGGCCCAGGTGACTTTCCTTTTGTGCAGTTCACTCTCGATCTGCACCGCCCAACCAGCCTGCTCGATGACCAACATGGCGTCCATGATCGCCTGATCTTTCTGCCAGTCGGTCTTACCCTCCAGTGGCCTGCGGGCCGACCGTTTGAGGCTGCGCAGGTCAACGGTGTGCACCTCCCCGCTAATCTGCACAATGTAGTCAATCACCCACTGATCGAACGTGTCGGTGATGACCCCACCCACCTCGCCCAGTGCGTAGCGGTAAGCCGGGATGATGTACCCCCGCACCAGACTGACGACCCTGTGGACAACATCGACCGACACCACGGGGTTGAAGGGTGACTCGATGACGTGGAACATGAGAATCAGACGGCCAGCTAAACCTTCCAACTTGCCAAAAGCCGTCATGTACTCTGTGCCGCTGTCCAGCACCCGCTCGTCCTGCTTGGCCGACTCGTACCATTGCTGGAAGTCCCTGAAGGCTGTGTACGCTTCTGTGGATAACTGGTACGTCTGCACGGGCAGCGCGTAGGTCAGGCGCAGGGTGTTCTCCCATGCCCCGGCGCTGCTCATGTAGTCGGGGATGGGCTGGCCCAACTTGGTCTTGCTGCCGCGCAGGATGGCGGGGATAAACCGTTGCAGCAGACCATCGGCTGACAGTGCGGCCAGATTGGCCTTGAACACTTGGGGCTGGATGTTGCCGTAGATCGACACGGCAAGGTTCTCGGCATAGATCGACCCAGCGCCCACCCGGTCCATCTCGTAGTGTTCTGACTCGTAACTGACAACCCACGCTGATCGGTCTTCACCGCTGCTCTTGTCTGTCAGCTTGCGCACCCAGCTATTCATCTCGTCGAGGTAACACAGCAGGCCACGGGGACGGTCTGCCGCTTGGCGCACCAGCTTCTGACTCGTGATGTCGCTGACCGTGATCTTCAGGGGTACGGGCTGCGTTGACAGGTCGGGCACAAGCGGTGCCTGATCCCCGCCCAGCATGGCCTCAGTAGACGATGACCATTCAAGGAATGCTTTCTTGGCGCTGGCGTGTTGGGCTTCTCTGCCCTCCCAGTCCAGCAGTTCCTTGCCGTAGCGGGGTCGATCCTCGGCCTC